ACAATCATCCACCAATCCATTACAAACTATTATAAAATCCAGATTCATTTAAATTACTACATCCACGTTTTATTCCTGCAGTCAATATTACCATTACACACTATGCAGACATTGTTGACTTCATGCGTGAAGCATCGAATGTCGCTGATTTGTTTCCAAAGTGGATGCAACAGTCATCGATCTCGTTTGTCAATGTCGATGTGCATCAGTCAGTAAAGAAAGTTCTTGAAGATGGTTCAGTAACCTATGTGAAAGAACATACAACTATACCTTCAATGGAGTTTGATCAGAAGTACATGAGTCTGTATGAATCAGAAAGCTCTTATCATTCTTTGTCATCCACAGAAGAGTACGAAGATTACGAGAATGAGATGAAGCAAGTGATGGAAGAGATCGAGTCAATTGGTGGACAAGATCCAGAAAATCAGAACTGGTCAACTATCGAAGCATTTCAATATCTAGATTCTCATCGTTACGAGATGAAAGCACAGAAAGATATGCCATTGATGGACTTAGAACGTCCAATGAACAGCATGTGATGTATTGGGTTGTTCCCCCTTTTTTTGTGAGGGGGAAAACCCTTTTTTGTTATTAATTTATTCATGTGAGGACTTATGCATTATGTAAAACAGAACAATGATTTATGGAAACCGCTTGATTGCCATTATCAAGAAGAACAGGAACTTGATTTTAGTGAGCCTGATTATGGGCTTTTGCCTGGGTCTGCTGATGACTCAGATTCTCATGACAGCACTTTTCGTGTTGTCGATTCTCTCTTTAATTAATCATCGAAAGGTACAACATGCAGTTAAATCACGCTACACAGGAATTAGACGGTATTTTGAGCAACATCTTGTCAAGTTTCGACAAGGACAAGATCAAAGGTCAGAGCAAAAACATCGGTGATGTAGTTGTTAATGTAGTTAAACAATGTGGGAACTTAACTGTAAACATTGCAATAGGTGCAGTTTACGGGGTTGGTACAACAGCATTTCTAATGTTTGTGTACCCTTTCCGGCTTTTTTACAGACGTGTATTCAAACGTCAGATTGAAATTACTGGTAAGACTAAGGTTAAAGTCTAAAGACAAACTAGGGCTACTTCGGTGGTCCTAGTTTACATAATTAAAAGGAAGTGGAGCGTAATGAATAATTGTTTATTTTGCCAACGTGAAAGTGAACATCGATTTTGCAGTAGTGCTTGTGAAATTGAACATGATAACGCCTTATACGAAATGAAAGTATTAGAAGCTTATGAAGTCATCTCTAGTCACATTCGAGATACCGTTTCAATCATACCGCCTAATTCTAGGTCTAGAATCGCTGAAAAACTTGCAAGTCTTGGACATCAAGACCAATCAAAACATGCCAATTAACAACAGTCTCGAGTATGAAACTGTTAGTAATATGGTTGTCAAAGCATACGATTTGTTTTTAGAAATACAGGAACTTTATAAACAGGAAAAAAGGAAGCATGGTTACATTATTGAAGACGGTTGTGAAATACCTGGTGAAGGTGAGTACTTTTCTAGCAAAGGTATTACTTGGCGTTGTATTGAAATACGCTTACCATTGCATGTTTATGCTTGTCAAAAAGACGATGAGCAAACCAAGTCTCTCATACCTATAACTAAAATAGATTTTGTTCACCCATTCTAGTAAAATTTAATGATGACATTACTAAGAGAATTAGCAGTTGTTATTGATAAGATGATCATGCATCGAGTAGATCAAATAATTAGTGATGACAACGAATGGTTTGATCAACTTATCGACAATAAAATCAAAGAACGAATGGAGAACAATGGATCATCCACTACATGATGATAGTCATATTCCTGCAGCTATCGAAAGTACAGACGAGCGTATTGAAGAGTTAGTTTATGCTTTGACTGAAGAAGCAGATATTGACGTTTTAGTAAATTGGTCAATTGAATATCTAACTAATCTATACATAACGAATGAAGGTGTTTTTCAACAAGATTGGCAAACATATATGGAGACTAAATGAGAGATAAGTATGTAAGCGATACTATAGACTCAGCATGTGAAGAATTAGTTGGTCATAATAATTGGGGATTTGTAGATCAAGTAATATCTTCTGATGCTATTCAATGTGGTGTAGGAGATAATGTTGCCCATTTAATAGCAATATTTAAAGAACCTTTAGAAGAAGAAAACGATGGGTAAAGACAATCTTAAATTTAGACAACGACCCTATGGTTCTAAACCTATTGTATTTAAACGTCCTGAACAATGGGGTCATCAACCTACGTCTGAAGAAATAGCATTGGCTACAGACGAATATATGAAGAAAGGAGGTGTTATCAATGAAGTAGAATACTACGGAAAAAACCCAGAATTAGTAGATGAAGATACGTTTGCATCTACAGATGAAGAACTGAATCAAATCCTAGAAGAGAATAAAGTATGAATAATAACTATGTATATCTTGGTACTGAACTGACGTATGAAGATCTAAAAGCAACTAGATCGATGATGCCTGCACCAACCAGATCTCATGTGCCTATTGCACATCATGATGTTTATGATCTGATTGCAGAAGAAGCAAGAAACTTCGGTTTTGAGCTTAGTAATCCAATGTTTGGTACATCACATGATCATCAAAGAATGTTTGGAATTGTAGAATGTCAGACTGATTTGATTCATCCAGAACATACTTCATTCCTTGCATTCCGTAATTCTCATGACAAACAGTTTCCTGCATCTGCTGCACTCGGTAAACGAGTGACAGTATGTAGTAATCTGATGTTTGGTGGTGAAGTTAGCATTCGTGTCAAACACACAACCAACATCTGGGATCGTATCAAGCCTAGATTTGCTAATGCAATCAGTAAGCTTGCTAAGTTCGAGAAGGTCAACAATGAGCGCATTGATCTCTACAAAAACACAACAGAGATTCAGATTGGCGAGTATGACCCAATGAACTTAGAAGATCAGGCTACAGTCGATCACTTTGTTTGTGAGTCAATGCGTAGGAATGTGATTACTTCTGACAAGATCAAGATTGTCATGAAAGAGTTCTATGAGCCAAGACATGACGAGTTCAAGCCTAAGACTTTGTGGTCATTGAATAATGCTTATACAGAGGTGTTTAAGCGTTACAGCAATCCACACAGCTTATGGCAGCGTTCTCAGAAGCTCACAACCTTATGTGACATGGTATGTGATGCAGAGTTTGAAGACATCAATGCAGTAGATACTGTGAATGAAGATGTAGTTGAATTAGCATAGAAATAAACACTAGCACCCTTTGTTAGTGTAGGGTGCTATTGTTCAATCTTAATTAAATGAGGATATATGAGTGATGAAAAGTCTTATGTAGAGCTTACAAACAAACAGGCTATGCAGCTTTACAAAAAACTAGATGATGAGAAGAAGAAACTTCAGTCGCAGATTGATGATCTCGGTAGTTTAACTCATGCATTAATGTGTAAAGTATATACAGAAAACGATTTAAGGGGTAAATTTAGCGAAAATTTAGAAAAAGAACACAATATTGTTCCAATCAAAGCAGAGTCTGCATAAAATAATGTCCTTTTTTTTGTTGACAAGGTGTTAGGTTATGATACAGTAACATGTGTTAAGTAACATAACACCTAAACAAAGGATGGACATGGAACGTCAATTTAAATCTTTACGAGATGAAATGCATTTCTTCGGAGTGCAAATACAGCAAGTTGCAAACGATATGGATTATACACAACCATATGTTAGTCAAGTACTTGCTGGTCGTAGAAGAAATCCTAAGATAACAGCAAAGGCTATGGAAATGCTTAACGCACGTAAGAAAGAGCTATTAGAGCATTTGGAAGGTACATACGCTGGAGCATAATTCAATGAAGAAAATGACAGCATTTGCAGCTAGTGACAAAGATGCAAGATTGCAAGGTATAGGTACATCGGATGCACCTATACTAATGCAAGCTTCTAAGTACAAAACCTTAGTGGATCTTTGGGCCGAGAAAACTGGTCGTGTTGAACCAGAGGACCTTTCTGAGAAAGAATCCGTGTATTGGGGTACATACTTAGAAGAGCCAATCCTACGTGCCATTCCAGACTTTTTCCCAGAAGTCAAAGTACGCAGAGATCAAAAGACCTATTGGGCGAATGAGTATTTATACGCGCATCTGGATGGTCGCATTGTGCCAAGTGGTGATATTGCAGAGATCAAGAACCAAGGCATATACCAAGCCAAATCATGGGACGAACACAATGTTCCACCATGGTATTACTGGCAAGGTATTGCAGCTTTGAATGCTTGTACCAAAGCAGAAGCATGGCACATCTTCGCCCTACTAGGCGGTCAGAAGTTAGTTCATCGATCTATATTCAGAGAAGAAGTACTCAATGATATAGATCTATTCAAAATGAGAGCAGAACAATTCTGGAGGCAGAATGTCATTGAAGACAAAAGACCAGAAGCCACTTGTGAATCGGATCTTAGATTGGTTCATCCACCAGAAGAAACAGGTGGTTCGATCATTATTACTGATGCGATCAAGAAAAAAGTGGAGGAAGCAAGTAAATTGGATTCACTTGCAACCGAGCTTAAAGCAAAGGCCAAAGAGTTACGAACTCAAGCCAAGATCTCAATCGGATCAGCTGAAATCGTAACTGATGACCTTGGTAATCCGTTGTATGAGTATCGCTATCGAAGCGGAAGAAAGACCGTTGATAGCAAGCTCCTTAAATCCAAGTACCCAGATGTGTACGAGGATGTCCTTAAAGTAGGTGAACCTTACAGAACGCTAAGTGCGAAGAAAGGTAAAAAAGATGAGTAACGCAAAAATCAAAACAACCAACATCAAAGGTAAACAATACGCAGAAGTTCATGAGCGTATTAAACACTTTCGAGGTAATCCTGACTATGCTCATTTGGGCATTAAAACATATGTTGAAACGTGGGATACAGAAAATGAACAAATATTGGTCAAAGCTGTTGTGTATGACATGAACAAAGATCTTGTTATTGCTTCAGGTTTGGCATGGGAAAGTCGTGGTGATAAAAGTTCATTTGTCAACAAAACCAGCTATGTAGAAAATGCAGAAACATCTGCAATCGGTCGTGCTTTGGCATGTATGGGTATTGGTATCGAAGATGCCTATGCTAGTGCCTTTGAAGTAGCTAATGCTATTGCACAACAAGATGGTAAAAAAAAAGACCATCTGAAGGTAGTTGAAACACCAAAAGAAAGTGCAACAACTGATAGCATTGACGGCATTCCTACTCATGATTCTAGTGACGAAATCATACAGAATCTAGCAACCAGGATGCATGCATCTGCTTGTATTAGTTATGAGAAGTTAGAAACACTTGTAAACAGTTCAGACTTTCAGGAAATTGCTAACGAACTTAATGAGGAACAAGCCAAAGAAATTATGGGTTATGTTCGTGAACTTAAATCAGCATTAAAGTAACCTGAATTGGTAGCCTTTTGCGAGTCCTCACGCATTAAGAACATCAGTTCGGGCTACCACCAATATGGCTAAAAGTGTATTGGCATAAGTAGCTAATAGGCCTTGAAAAAAGCTAGTAACGCAGAACCAATCATAGTTCAAAGCGGAAACGTGTTTTACGCATTTTTAGCCAACCAATAAAAGCTTATGTCAGACGAATGCAGTAATAATATATATAATATTATAAAACAGATTAGTCTTATTCTTGAGAGAAAATATAGATTAACTAACTTAACCAAAAAAAGATTATCTATATTGTTTAACTCATACTCTGAAGATGCTGTTATCGCTGTTGCTGAATATGTGGCTAAACAATTTCCCAAAGGTGCAAAATATTACGATTGGGCAAGACGTACTGAAATCATATTTGAAGAGAAATTCGATGACTTCTACAACAACACAGAACTTGGAAGACATAAAGCAACTAATCAAAGAAAAGAAGAAAACTATAGAGCAGCCCAAAGAAGAAACAGTAAGCAAACAATCGGCAGAAGATTATCTGTTGACCTTAATCAAAAGATGCAGAGACTCGGCTCGGAAACGAGATAAAAGTGTGTTGACTTACGAAGAAACTACTGATCGTCCGAATGAATGGGTTATTGAGGATGGTGTAGAAAAAGTAAGATTCTTAGAAGTAAAGCCTAGTGAAGAACAGAAACAACAAAAGCTAATGGAGTTTCTGCAAGAAGCTGGTGTTATGAAACATGCAGACTTCACACTTAACAATAATGATAACTACAACTTCCTAAAAGGCTTAGATCGAACACCATGGGATCTTTATGATGATATTAAGAAACAATACTCCTTAATCCTTTCTGGTCCTCCTGGTACAGGTAAAACGACTTTAGCAGTAGCCATTGCTAAACAGTTCTATGCTGATGGTAAAAGCGTGATGATTAAGCGCTGGTACAATTGGCTTCTAAAAATGCGGGGCGTATTTCAAGACGAGACAATTAAAGACATGGAACAGTTCTTACGCCCTGCAATCCATGCAGATCTTTTGTTCATTGACGAACTTAAATCAGACAAATCACAGACTGCAACACAGTTCGAAGTAGAGCAGTTGATGTATTTGATTTCTGAACGGCACGGAAATATGAGGCCGTTCATCATCACAACGAATATGGAACGTGCTGAAGTAATGGGTATCTTTGGTGAAGCATTCTATTCCAGGTTAGCAGACAGAGATTCTACAACATGGATAGAGTTTCATGGAGAAGATGTAAGACGTAACTACGACTATGAGGACTTATGAATCAAAAACATAACTTTATATTTGGCTTTTTTCACAAAGGTCAACTTATGTATCAACTTGGTAAAACGCCTATATTTTGTACGCATGAACATGCAGAGATTATAACAAAATTCTGGGAAGGATTATTAGGTGATGCATTAGATAAGTTGCCAGATAAAACTTTTATAGCTTATGACTATCTTAATCCAAAGCCTTCACCAGCAGAACTAGAACGCAAACGTAATTTAGAAGAAGAACAGAAAGAATGGAAAGAGTTCTGTAGAACAGCAGAATACTACTTAGATAGAATCAATGCTGGCATGGAGAAACATAAAAGGAAGTATCTTATTGAAAAGTATTGTTTACAAAATTTAGTTAAATCTAACTACTAATGTTGAATTACTACGCAATGATTGATTATCAAAAACTAGAATGGATTTTAATAAGACATACATCAATCGCACAAGGTGTGAATGACTATGTCTTTCGTGCTGATGTGGATGAGCATTGTTACTTATACAAACATGTCCATGAGTACACAATATCCAATGCATTGGATACGCAACTAGAAAAAGAAGAAACATATGGATTCGTTTCTAAAGCTGGAATTGACACCAGTAAGCAAACCAAGACAGACACAAGCGGACCGATGGAAGAAAAGACCAGCAGTTCTCAGATACCGAAAGTTCGCAGACGAAATAAGAGAAGCAGCAGCTTCTAACAACTTCATTCTATCAAGGACTATCAGCATACAGTTTTGTATGCCCATGCCGAATTCTTGGTCGAAGAAGAAAAGGTTGTTAAGAGATGGCAGTCCTCATGACGTAAGACCTGATCTTGATAACCTGATTAAGGCTGTTTGCGATGCATTGTGCGAAGAAGATAAGTACATCTACAGGATTACTGCTTCTAAGCATTGGTGTAACGTAGGTGGCATCATTATCCATAATCTTTAATTCAATGAGTGATCATGAATCAATGTATGTTTTTAGGTAATATCGGTGGTGACATCGAAACAGGACAAACTGCAAAAGGTCTAACCTTTGCCAACTGGTCAATGGCAGTTAAAGACGATAATCGTGAGGATAAGCCAACATGGTTCAACTGTGTTGCATATGGTCCTGTTGCAGATGTTGTTGTCAAGTACTGCAGCAAAGGCAACAAACTGTTGGTACGTAATGCTCAGTTCAGAGAACGTACTTGGGACAACCAGGATGGTACAAAAGGTCGTAAGTCAGAGTTCTTGGTAAACAAGGTTGCTCTTATGGACAACAGAAACAATCAGAGTTCTGCAGATCCAGAAGATACTATACCTTTTGAAGCTGATTCTAAGCCTAGAATCTCTATGTAACTGATTGGGTTAGGGTATGCCAAAAGGCAAACTCTAGCCCTTTTTTTTGCCTTTTTTTATCAAACGAGTTGGTTGTGAGTTGGTTGTGAGTGTTTTTAAAGAGGAATTATGAAAGAAGTAACATTAAAAGAATGGCATGATGCTAAAATGGCCCACTTAAAAAAGTGGAAGGGTAAAAGGCCTAAATGTATGCAATGCAAAAAAAGTTTAGCACCACACAGACTATCTGGTGTACGGATTATAGATAGCAGAAATCATCATGATTATAGAACTGACTTTACTTCAGAAATAAGATGGTGGGGTTATGACAGTTGGGGAAATTTCTGTTCTGCAAAGTGTGCTG